CGGGCACCCATCTCTGAGCACGAACTCGGTGCCATTGAGTCGGTGCGGTATCTCGTCTCCACGATGAACGGCGCCTGGGCTGATGCTGGTGGAGCAAAAGGTACCATGGTCTCCACATCGGGCGTCAAAGCCGACGTGTTCTCCGTCCTCGTCCTTGGGCAGCACTGTGCCGGCGGCGTACCACTCAAGGGGCAGAACTCCATCGTCCCGCTGGTTGTCAATCCGCGGCCGGTCCAGGGTGACCCCCTCGGGCAGCGCGGTTCGGTTGGTTGGAAGTCGATGCAGACCGCCGTCATCCTCAATCAGTTCTTCATGGCCCGCGGCGAAGTCGCAGCCACCGAGCTGTAATAACTCAGGGGGTGTGACCCACCCCCTCTAATTTTTTTGGGAGGATACACCTATGCCAAAGCTCACTATCACCAGTCTCGCGGACATCGCTGATGCCGCTTTGCGGAAGCTGCTCGGGACCCGGGCATTTTCCACCGGGGCACTCGCCATTGGTTCGACCAAGGCGAAAGTTAAGACCGCTGCCGCCATCGGCTACTGTATCGGTGGGGTAATGTACACCAAGGCAGCTACCGATGATCTGTTTGTCCATACTGATGTCACCGTACAGGCAGCAGACACTACGAAGTATTACGCCTTGTGTCTCGATGCCACCGGGGCTGCCTCCGTAATCCAAGGCACTGCCACCGCACTGCCGGTCGTCCCTGATACCAAGTGCATCGTCGGCTATTTGAAGATCGTTACCACAGCAGCCTTCACTCCGGCAACCACCGATCACGACGCCGCCGGCATCACGACCACTTACCACAACATCTCCGTGCCCCCGGTGACTCTGGCGTAGCCCGACGTTTCTGAGAACGCAGCCCCTCGGTCACAAGCCGGGGGGCTTTTCCGGTAGGAGGGCACACAAATGTATACGAGCCGCATGTTGGAGATAGGGAAGGTAGAAAACGGCTTCGTCGTAGAATGCCGGGTGCCGCTGAAGCCCAAGGCCAAGAGCACCACGAAGATGGACTCCTGTTGTGTGCCTTGTGGCCCGGGGTCCTGCGAGAAGCAGTATATAGCCAAAACCGCCAAAGAGGTTGGGGAGCTGATCGAAGACCTGATGCCCCTCCTGGAGGCTGAGTATACCAGTGAAAAAGAGTTCGATTCCGCGTTCAACCAGGCAGCACAGGGCGCGATGAAGGAGGAAGGCAATGGCGACTAGCCCGAACGGTATAGACGTAATCATCGGTAATGGCGTTGATGTTGGCATCAGCCCCGACGTGGATATCCTCATCGCTCCGAAGCGAACTGAAGAACTGCCGGTCGCAGTGGAAACAAAGAAACCCAAAGCAAAGAAACCCAAAGCATAAAGAAAGGACAGTTTATGCCGAAAAAACAAGACCCAACCCCCGATGCACTGGATCTCGGACTCCCCGGGTTTGAATCCCAACCCCCGCAGCAGGTAACCCTGTCGCTCTCCGAGCTGGGGGCGCTGGTACAACAGAGTGTCGCCGCAGCCATGGCCAACTTTGCCCCCGCCAAGACCGCTTCACAGCTGTTCGATGAGGCAGTGGAAGCCGAGGAGGCCGTCGCGCCGTTCGATGCTCCGAAGCAGCGCATGTATACCATCATGGTGGATGACGTGAAGGGGCAGCCCAACTTCGAGAAAGTCGGCGTGAACGGCAAAGCGTACCAGATCCAGCGCGGCGTCCCGGTCCCTGTGCCCGAAGAAGTCGTTGAAGTGCTACGCAACGCCACGGAGACCTATCTGGTCGAGGCACCGCATCCCGACATCCCTGGCAAGACGACCTATGTGCCCCGGTATCGCTGTGCGATCCCCTGGAGGATTGTCAACCAATGACCCGTATTGAGCTTGTCGATGAACTCCGCCATGTAGTCGGCGACCGGGTGCAGCCCTATGCCTGGGCCGATACGCGCTTCCTCAACTGGATGGCTGAAGGGCAGGACCGGTTCTGCGAGAAGACCGGTTATTTCACCGACAAGACAAATTACACCATCGTCACCGAGGAGGGGGTGCAGTCCTATGCCCTCTCCTCACGCATCATTCAGGTCAAGTCGGTATGGGACGGCACCCGGCAACTGAGCCAGTTTATCGAGAACGACCGCCCGGTGACCACCACCGACCTGTCCACCGCGCAACGCCCCCTGTCCTGGCAGACCGACCAGGAGACCGGCATGATCACCTTCTACGAGCCAATGCTGGGGGGCATCACGCTGACCCTGCGAGTGCATCGCAAGTCGCGGTTGCGCCTCAACAACAAAACGTCCGGGCAGTATAACGCCGAGCCTGAGATCCCCGAGGACTGTCATCTGGGACTCGTAGAGTATGGAGCATATAAGGCGCTGATGGACCATGATCGAGAGTCGCAGGACCCGGTGAAAGCTGGTGAGCACCTGGCAGCGTTCAACGATTACGTCCGTCTCGGCAAAGATATGTTCGAACGGATTAACGGCGCATCATTACGGGTTGCACCATCGCCGCAATATGTAGTATAAAACGGGTCAGAGAGCGCACTATGCGAAAGAGGTAAGTCCAGTGGCAGTTAAATCCGCGACATTCCTGTTCGGCGGTATGAACAACGTGGCCGACCCCGCGACTATCGGCAGGCCCGACCCGCCGCCCCGGGAAGTCGTCTATGACGAATGCGCGGATATTGTCAACTGCAGTATCGACAATCTGGGGCTGCTCTCCCGCCGCCCCGGCAGCACCCTGATAGACCCCACGGCGGTCACCTCATCCTGGGGGGACGGCACCATGGCATTCTGTGTTGTCGCCGGCGTGATCAACTCCTTCAACGGCACCGTACTGACACCGGTCACCAACTCTCCCACCCTCTCCGGCCGGGTGGAGTTCATTAAAGTCAACGACATCGTGGTATTCTCCGACGGCACGACAATCGGCTGTGTCTCCGCCGGAGTCGCCTATGTGTTCAGCATCCCCTCCGACACCCTCGACATGCAGGACCTGGAGGCATGGGTCAAGACCACCTACCCAAACGCCCTGCCAAATACGGAACGCAACATCGAGATCGACGCCTTCAAGCAGTCCACCCTTGCCGGCCGCTGCCTTGCGTTCTACAACGGGGCGCTCTACCTGGCGATCGACAATTTCGTATACTGCACCAAGACCTTCGACGTAGAACACATGGACGTGCGCTACAACGTCGTTGCCGGATTCCCGGCCGCGGTCACCGTGATCGCTCCGGTCGAGGGGGGGCTGTTCGTCGGCACCGAGACCGAGACGGCGTTCCTCGCCGGCAACGGACTGAGCACCGGGTTTGAGCAACGGCGGGTGTCCCCACAAGGGGTTCTCTTCGGCTCCGCAGTGTCCATGCGGGGTGAACTGGTGCCAGCGTTGCAGAGCACTGGCGATGTAGTCTTATGGGCGTCTCCGACCGGGATCTGCGCCGGGGGGGACGGTGGAGCGTTTGCTGGCATATCGAAAAACCGGATTGTCATGCCCTCCGGGGATGCTGTGGCGGTACTGAACGAAAATGGTGGACTCTGGCAGTATCTTCTTTGTTGCAACATTTCAGACGATCTGTTCGTCCTCGCGGGGGATTAATCTATGGCGCTTACGGTTCGCACACTCACCAACCTGGGGGCGCCCATCTGTCGCGCCGATGGCGAGATCGTATCCGCCGGGTCCGTCATATTCTCGCTGGTCTACACCCACAACAAGTTGCCCGCCTCACTGTTCGATGCCACCACTGGTGAGGTCGTGGTCAATGAAGACACCACGGTTCAGACTGACGCCAACGGTATCTTCACCGTCAACCTGTGGCCCAACAGCCGGGGGGAGATCGCTACCTGCTATAAGGTGACCATCACCGGCGAGACAACCAAACCGTTCTATATCCTCGTCGCTGATGGCGTAGGGTCGCAGTTGCTCATCGAGGCCAGGACGGCGTTCGAGACTGTCACACCGCAGGTAGTCTCCCTGTTCGACGCACTGCTGCAGCAGATCACCGCCGCGGCGGAGTTGGCCCTTACTGATGCCGAGACGCTGGAGAGCCACCCCGCGTCATACTTCGCCCCGATCGCCTCCCCCGCCCTGACGGGCATACCTACGGCGCCGACGGCGGCCCTCGGGACGAATACGACCCAACTTTCTACGACTGCGTTTGTCCAAGCGGCACTCGCGGCGTTGGTGGACTCCTCCCCGGCGGCGCTCAACACCCTTAATGAGCTGGCGGCGGCTCTCGGGGATGACGAGAATTTTGCCACGACGATGACTAATGCGCTGGCATTGAAGGCTCCTCTTGCAAGCCCTAAGTTCACCGGCACTGTGCTTATCGGAACAGCAACTGCAAATGATACATCGGCTCTTTTACAGGTTAAAGGTGCATGTACTCTTGGAGAGACTTCTGACTATGAAGTATTACGCATACGAAGAGATGCTAATACTGCCGGCGCTGGTGTATGGTTACAACTTCAAACCAAAAATTCAGGTGGCACCTACTTCACATCTGGGTTACTTGCCGCTGTAGCTAGCGATGTTACACCAGGAAACGAAAGTGGAGATGTCTATATAAATACGATGAAAAACGGTTCTCTTACACAATCACTTTGTGTAGTGAATGGTGATGTGCTAGTAGGAACTGGTGCTAACGCAGGAACCGGGAAGTTACAAGTTAACGGTGCTGTAACAGCTAGCGGGCTAATTACAGCAGCAGCTGGTATTTTACTAAATGGTGCGTCAAGTTATAAGATTTTTGGTAACACAACTAGCGGTTCTACCAGTTCATACATAGAATCGTATGAGCCAACTAACGGTAGTATGACACTAAATACAAGCTACACCACGTCAAAAATAATACTTAAAACACAGGACACCACACGCGCTGAAATATCATCTACAGGGCTTTACGTAGTTGATACAGTCCTCATCAATAATCCAACCGATAACG